GTCCTCTCGTGGTCTTCCCGGATGAGAATGCGGTAGCATGTCTGCCGCCGCTCGTCGCCCTCATAGTGGACCGTCCGTTTCGTCCCATATCCCAGTTTGAACGCGAGCTCCTGGATGTCATCGGCGAGACCCGGACTGGTGGTGGAGTAGTAACCGCAGGCGCGGTTCTCCCGGGCGTCCCAGCTGCCGTCGCCAGCCATGAGGGCCTCGAACAAGGGGCGTAGCCTGTCGGGCGGCAGGTTCAGGTACGGGCGCGGGATCCGCTTCTCGCCGCAGTAGGCCCCGATGCTATCGAACAGGGGTTCTATCAGCTGGTCGCCGTAAACATTCCAGCGCGTGGTGTTGTCACGGACGTCCTGATACTCCCGATACTCCGCCCCGACTGCTTTCATTACCCGGCGGATCTCTGTCACATCCTCCGAGTTCTTGTTGCTCTGGGCCAGGGTCATCACAGAGTAGCCTAGGAGACGGTCAGACCGCACCTTCCGCTTCTTCCCCATGGCACGGTGAACGCTGCTCAGCCCGCCTTCGCTGATCGCCCATCCTAGGAACCGCAGGTAGTCATCGGAGATCTCCATGTCTTCCCCGACCCACGCATCCGCCCCACTCTTGACGTTCACGCGGGATGCGCCAACCAGATCCTTTGCTGGCGCGACTTTCCAGGCGCGGGGGACGATCTTGGGGCGAGACCCTCTCGGCACGTTGTTTTGCGTTTTCCCGCCGCGGTAGAGGATCGTGTGCTCCTGTGTGACCAGGATGTCTTGGCCGTTGCTCGCGAACCTCACCAGTTCCTCATCGACGTAATACGCGTGCAGGGGGCCGGGCACCTCCAGGCGGCACTCGCCTGTCTCCGGGTCGTGGACCACGATCCGCTCTCCTGGCGCCACGCCCGGGTGAAGCTTCCAGCCGTTTTCGGTGAGGACCTCGGTATCCTCGCTGTAGCAACTGCGGTTGACGTCCTGCACGTAGCCGACCTCGTTGGCAGAGACGCCGAAACACATCCAGACGAGGTTGTTGTACCACTCCTGACTCGCCAGGAACTCCAGTTCTTTCGGGGATGCCCGGAACGGTATCCAGGTGGCGTCGGTGGAGTTCATCAGGGCGAGTTTGTGGGGCTTGCCGACGATCTCGTCTTTCCAATACTCCCGGAACCGGGTCAGATTGTCGTTTGACAGGCCGGGTAGATTTAAGATGCCCTCCGGGACCTCGTTCTGCGGGAAGTACTTGAGGTTCGAGACATCCTGGTTGATGAGGATCTCGATGAGCCGGTGGGCCATCTGCACGCGGCTCCACCCATACTGCCGGTCGGTCGAGGGGTTTTCCTCGATCCACACGATCTGGTCACGGGAGAACGGGATCGGTGTGATCGCCCGGTAGAGGGGGGTATCCATCTGCGAGAGGTCGAGCGCCCGCGGGAGCCCGGATCCGAAGGCGTCCTGCGAGAACGATGCCTGTGCCCCGACCTGATAGTATGCCGGGGTGTCGCTGCCAGGGTCGGGGAGGATGCCGTGTTCGTCAGGGTTTTTCGTGAAGGTAGCCCCATCGCGCGGGTAGATCTCCGCGAGGTATCCGCCGTCACCCGGGACAAGTTCGAGGACTCCGGCGTCGATGGTGAGGATGTCGTTGAGGACCTCCTTGCACAGCGTGTCAAATGTCGCCGGGTTGCGGCTGAACCCCCCGTCGAGGAAGTCGACCACGGCGTCGCAGGCGGCGAAGTGTTTGCTCGTCGGGTTGTCTACGGTCGGGACGACACTCCACTCTGTCGTCGTCACCTGCCCCTTAATCGCGAGCATGGGGATCGAGACGGTGTGCGAGCGGGCGAATCGCCGGATCGTGTAGAGGTCCTCGTAGCGCGGGACCCCTCTACCCGGGGTATACCAGATTGACTGCGAGAGGTCGAGCGCCCGCGGGGTGCCAGCGCCGTTGAGCGCCCGCGCTCCGGCGCCCTTGATGCCTGGCGCGATTACTGCCATCCGGCCTCCTCTGCCCGCTTGACGATCGGGGCGAGGTGCCTGCGGATATCCTCCGGGGAGAGCTTACGGATCTCGGCGATGTCCCGGCAGACCACGTGGAGCGCCTTGGGCTCCCGCTGCCCGATGCTCTCGGTGATACTTGCGATCTGATCGTCGGTGGCGTCCTGCCGGGCGATCCAGACGTAGACGCGGCCGGGGTCGTCGTGCAGGGTCTCGACGTAATCGACGGGCGGGGCCGGGCTCGGGACGCGGACCTCGTGAGGTTCGGCGACGATCCGCACCGGGGGCTCGACGCGGAGGAGCCGGGCGAGCGCGTTGATGAGTTGCTGTCTGATTGCCACAGTGTGCCTCCTACAATGCGAAACAGGCGAACTCCTCGACGGGTTCGGCGAGTTCGGTGATCGCCCATACGAGCGCATCCATACGGTCGGGAGAGTCGTCCCCCGGCACCCATTCGCACATCTGGTCTTCGAGGTCGGGGAACGCGCCGACGTGGTGAACCTCCCCCTTCTCGTAGAGCGCGGCGACCGGCTCGGCCCGGATGTACTTGCCCCGGCTCGCAGTCACCTTCTTGAACGGGAGCGCCTTGCTGACGGTGCGGAGGTTCACCTCGACGAGATCCCCGCCGTTGTTCGTCTCGCCGATAACCCGGTCGGCCTTGTGCTTGTCCACCGCCCACGCCACCCGCCGCGCCCAATCAAGCGGGGAGCCTCGGACGGAATAATCGCCGAGGACGTAGAGGTGCCCGGCGGCGTCTTTCCCGACGACGACGATCCCCGTCTCGTCACTCGTCTCGCTCCCAGTGACGGCGGGGTCCACGCCGACGACGATCCGCACGAGGTTTGGGAGCGTGCCCGTGTGTCGGTGGTCGTCGATCATGCTCCGCTTCCAGAGCGCCCCTTCGGGGTCGTCGAGCCATTCGCCCTCAAGGAACCGGCGGCGTTTGCGTTCGGGGAGAGAGGCGAGCGTGTCCTCGATATACCCTTCAGGGAGGTTCTCGCGGTTGTCCATCGGGTTCATGTTGAGGACGGCGTAGCGTTCTGGGTTCGGGACGGCGACGCGGGTCTCCGGGTCGATATGCTCCAGGAAGAGTTTGTGCAGCCAGTGGCTCTTTGTCGGCGGGTTGCAGTCCACGTATGCCCGGTTGACGAGACGGGTCTTCTGCGCGAGGCGGGTCTGTGCCGTGGTGTATGCGTGGTAGGAGATTTGGGAGGCCTCGTTGTAGTAGATCGTCGAATACTCCATGCCGAGGATTTTCTCGACCCGCTCATCGTCGTCGAGCCCGCCGAGCCATATCTCGGAGCCGTTGGGGAGTGTGAAGAACCAGTCGGTCTTATCGAGCGTGTAGGGGATGCCGATGAGCTTCAGGACCTTCGGCATCGTGTCCCGCCCGACCGCGTTTTTCACGTCGCGGAAGTGGAACCGGAGGATCGCATGTCGGGAGCCCGGGGCTTTGAGTGCCCGGACTACGATAGAGTAGCAGGCAATGAAGGTCTTGCCGCTCCGGGAGCCGCCGGAGAGGAGGATATACCGGATATCGGGGTCGCTCATGAGGGCGATGGCCTGCCGCTGTTTGGCGGTTTTTTTAATCCCCATCGATCTTCTCCGCCTTCTGCCCGGTGAGCTTCTCCCACCGATCGATGATCACCTGACAATACTGCGGGCTGATCTCCATGCCGTAACAGGTGCGGCCGAGCTGCTCGCAGGCGACGAGGGTCGTGCCGGACCCGAGGAAGGGGTCGAGGACGGTTTCGCCGGACTTGGTGCTGTTCACAATGGCCTTTGCGAAGAGGGCGACGGGTTTCATAGTCGGGTGCAGTTCTGACTTATGCGGCTTGTCAATAGTCCAGAGGGTGGTCTCAGATGGCCCACCGTAGAATGTGTGTGCCCCTTCGACCCACCCGTAGAAGATCGGTTCGTGCTTGTAGTGATAATCAGACCGGCCGAGGACGTGATTATTCTTCGCCCATATGAGCATGTGTCGAAGTGGGAACCCCCCTCTTTCAATGCGAGGAGGAAGAGGGGGAGGTCGCCGACCTGTGGCCCGGTGACGTAATACGACGCACCTGGTCGCATATGCTCGCGAACGGTCGTGAATGTTGCGACCCAGAACGCGCTCATCTCCTCGGGCTTTTTGTGGTCGTTCTCGATCGCAGTCTGGACACGGTTACCTTCATCGAGGGCGTTGAGGAACTCGTTTTTCGACGCATACGACACACC